ACACGGCCTTATGCCACATGCCATCGTAAGTTACCGGCGAGCGGCCTAAGCCGGTCATGGGGTAACGAAAAAGATTTTTGTTCTTCGTGTAAGCAATCATCCGGTCAACTGTGCCAGTTGTGCCAATCGTGCCGCCATTGCCCGAACCTAAGCACCACTTAGACGGATAAATGCGCAGCGGGGCCTTGCCCTGCTTAATCGTAAGGTTGTTTTCAAGCACGTAGCTAAGAATTGACTGATTACCCGCAGTAGACACGAGCTGCGTAGAAATATAAGAAAACTGTGCTGGCGGAATGAGCAAGTGAGACGGCATCCAAGCCCATGCGCTATTAGCCCAAACAGTATTCAGCGCGAAGTTGAAATCGTTCAAGATTTCATTGGGGGTCTTCTGCGCCCATTGCGTATAGCCAGACACGCCAGCGGGTAGCGCCTGCGGAGTAACAAGACTGTTATTAACTAAGCCCGTGTCACCAAAGCCCGTATCGCCAATATGCACTTGTTCGTCAATATCCATTTGATGCTTGTAGCGCATCAAGTCGTACTGTTGACTATCGATTGGGCGGCCAAGCCGCGCGGAGCTTTCAAGTTCGAAAATCGTATATTTGACCTCGAAACCCCAAGGCCGCAGCGCATGCGCGATTTTCGCTAAATCAACGCTACCTGACGTAACCTGCGTTGTCTCGCGAGAAAGCCACGCTTTGCCGTTACCGATGCCCTGCCCCGTGCCTAAGCCGCTCGCAGAACCAAAATTCGTAAGCGTAAACGAGCTGGCATCATCCCCAAGCGAAACATCTTCGCGAAGATCGATATCACGGGACCAAAATACCGCGGCTAGCGGCTCATGCGCAGTTAAGTCTAAGCGCTCAAGCTCGCCAACATAAAACGCGCCCGTACTGTCAACCGTTGACCACTTGCCGTCTTTAATCTTGGCGAGCGCGTCGTGCGTTTTGTAAGCATGCTCGAATGGCCGTCCAAGCATGTTCCCGCTTGCGTCATGCGTAGAAACGCGCGTGTCATAAGTAAGCATATCGCGCATTTTTGCCCGCCTAATATGGGGCTTGGACGGCGAGATAAATTTTGCGGATTCAATTTCTAACATAGTATATTTACCTTTATTAAACCGTGCAAGCCCAATGGCAATTAAACGTTAAACCGCAATTCCGCAATGCCGTTAGCATCGGGCGGGGACGCAAAAGACGTTTTTTGATTAGTAATTGCAAAACCATTGCTACTTGGCGTAGCCGCTTCCCAACCGCTCTGAATGTGATATGGCGATGGCTGGCTAGCCGCGTCCCAAATATACGCAGTCGAGCCATTTGACGGCGTGCCAACAACAGGGACCATAATAAAGCCCGATAGCAGCACATCAACCGCGCCATCCGGCAACTGGCCACCGCCCCAAGTCGTGCCCGTACCGGCGTAATTCGCGGTTGGCGCGGTTGCACCCTGGAAAGGGTACGGCCGGACAATAACGCCAAAAACATCTGTTGGCGTTGTGCTATCGCTCGCAATATACGAACGCACAGCGTTAGAAGACGGATTGATAGTAACCGCCTGCCCAAAAAACGTAGGCGGGTTAGTGGGGTCTTTCAAAAAGCCCCGAATAGTAGCGGGGTGAGACGTGTTCACCGCGCCTGCAAAACCCGCGCCCATCCGGAAAGTAAACGCAACGTCACGCGTTTTATAGGCCCCGTAAGGCAGCTTCTTAAACCCGCTGTCCCGGACTAAAACGCCGTTTTTTACAACGAAATTTTTCATTTTAATTTGGTCCTTATAAATTATAACGGCGATTAATTGGCTTTTGTCACGTCCGCAGCTTGGCCCGCCCAATGCTTCGCGGCCCATTCATTATAAGCCGCAGGGCTACCGATAACGGCGTTATTAACTCTTACCAGCCCAAACGTCGTTGTTTCGCCGTCAACGGTTTTCGCGTTATTCGTGCGTTTAGCAATAATCGCGCAATCCCGGAATAACGTCCGCGCCGCGGCGCAAGACATGCCCTGGAAATCCGGAGCTTCGCCGCGATTTAAGTCAAGAATGAGCTGGCGTCCTTCCGGCTTCGTAAACGTCGCGGTTAACACGCTTTTACGAAACTCACAAAGCTTCGTAAGCGTCGAAACCGGCGCGGCGTCTCGCGTAAATTTCGGGGCCTGTACGCCTGGGAGTAAACATTCCGCAAGCGAAATCGTCTCTTTCCAGCTATCCTCCAAGAAAGCGCTATCTTTCGCTTTGCGCGCGCGGTCTTTATTCTTTTCGCCAGCTTCGTTTTCTAATTCCTCCGAATCACGGCGGCGCACGTCGCGCCTATCACGCGAATCATGGCTTTCCTCTTCTTCGTCGTCACCGCGGCGGCGCGCGTCGCGCCTATCGCGGGAGCGGCGCTCTTCCTCTTCTTCCTCAGAATCGCGGCGGCGCGCGTCGCGCCTATCGCGGGAGCGGCGCGCTTCCTCTTCTTCGTCGCGGGAATAGCGGTCATTATGATGACGGCCCCGCGAATCGCGGCTTTCCTCTTCTTCGTCGTCATCACGGCGACGTGCATCGCGCCTATCGCGGGAACGCCGATCTTCCTCTTCTTCCGCAGAATCACGGCGACGTGCATCGCGCCTATCGCGGGAACGCCGATCTTCCTCTTCTTCGTCAGCGGAACGCCTATCGCGCATGCTCAGCTTCTTTTCGATATCAGCTAAGCGATTATTCAGCCCTTCTAGGGCAAGCGCTAAAATTTCAGTGTCCGGTTCTTCTGACGACATTTCGCTATCCCTATTAATTGTCGTTTTATTAAGAGCTGCCTTAAGGCTAATAAGAGCGTCGTTAATTCCGCGAGTCATTTTGCGCTTCCCAAAATCTGCCTTCCCCGAAGGGAAATTTAACCGTAACGTGTCTTCGTCCATTATCGCGCAACGCGGGCCGCAGCGGCCGTTTTCGACAATTGCGACGTGATTAATAATTATGCCGTATTGCTTGGCGTAGCCGGGCTTGATTTCTTCATAATCCGCGTCGTAACCGCAAGATAACTGTACTTTACCGGATTCGATAAGCTTGATCGCTTCGGGGTCTTTAACGAGCAAATCAGCAACTAAGCAGTCCTTTTTGTCGCCAGTTCCGCGCCTAGGGTGTAATATTACGCCAACTTCAAGCGTACGCCAATTTTCGGGACTTATATCTTGTCCTTCGCTTGGGTGATTATTACAAACTGATTTCCCGTTTGCGCTCGCTACAGACTCCGGTTTAAACACATCTTCTTCGTACCGAACAACCGTTACTAAGCCATCTGCGCCCGCAGTAACGGGCACTTCATCGGCTTTATAAAGCATGGTGCCCGTACGGGAAAGCGTTGCGCTTTCACACAAGAGGTAGCCTTCCGGCGTATAAGATCGATGCTCGGAAATCGCCTCGATTGTATAAAAACGCAGCGCGCTTTTGTCCGCAACGTCGCGCCTATCGGAAACAATTTTCCGAACCGAAGCTTTCGTTGTTGTTCTTAAATCGATTTGCTGCGACATTTATTTAACGCAAATTAGGCGTACCCACGCCCGTTTCGACATAGATTGAAGTGGGACATGCGCCTACGCAAATTGCGGCCATCCATGTATAATGTGTAGCCACAAACGGCTGTAAATTAAACGCACCGCATTTTCCAACCGGCAACCATGCGCCCGCGCCCGCTACTGCGGTAACGGTGTTCGCGGTGCCAAACGCTAGCCAAACATCCGCGCCGGACGTAGACAAATTACAGATTTTAGCAGTTAAACCGGGGCTTCCAGTCGTGCCGGTCACACTCGCAGCCGGGAGCTGTATCGCCGCTGACGTAACCGCTACCGAAGGCTTAACCGTAATATTCCCGTAACTTACCCAACTCTGATAAACCGGATTACCGGGGCCGTACTGCGCAAACGCAGAAATTGCTAAAAAATTACTAGCTATAAAAAGCGCCGCCAATAAGCCTAGAAAAATGTTTTTCATTTATTTGTCTTAAAGCTCTTTATAAACTTTACTAGCGGCTTGCCAACGCCCGTCAGGCTGCTTTGAAAAAGCAAAATCTACGCTAATCCCGGCTTCCGTCATTTGGTCGAGTACGCCGCAAATTTCGGAAAATTTCTGAACCAAAACAATTTTAAACTGCGCCGATTTCGCTTCTAAAAGCGCTAAATCAGACTGCGGCACGGGCCGGATGTTGACAATCTTAGGCGTGTCAGGCATATTTATTTTTTGGCTGGTATTTTGCGGGTAATATCGGTTCTGCGAAACAGCGGCAATTATAAATGCATCCCGGATGTGCTTTAACGCCAGCTCTTTTATCCGCAACAGGCGGATCGTCCCATTTAAAAACTTGGCCCTGTAACTCCGCGTGATCGCGTCTAACTTGTCTATCCCGCGCGGTTTGCCAAATATAGCTCTCCGAACCAATCCAGGTAGCGCGAGCTTCTTGAATAATCGCATGCGAACGGGCAATTTCAGTTCGCGCTATAAGCAATGCGCGGCTTTCTGTAACTTCTTCGGAAGCCATTATTTGCTTAGAGATTTCTTTAGCCCGAGCGCTTGTTTGCGTAGCAGCTTCAAAAGCTAAATTTTGTGCCCGTTTCGCGGCTTTAATCGGAATCGATGTTATAAGTTCAACTTGCCGCGCGCGCAATTCAGCCACAATCGCGCCCATCGGAGCGGTTTTTAATTCCGCTTTCATCGCGCCCGCCATTCGCTTAGAATGGCGCAACCAAGCTTGTTCGTCCTTTTGCGCGATATCCGCAAGCATACTTTCGCTTACAGCTTTAGCCCAAGGCTCTAAAATATTCGCGTAATTTTTTAGCGTTTCTTCAACAGCGTCTTCGCGGCCCGCAGCGTAAAGCTGCGTTATAAATTGGCCTGCTTGCTGCGCTATCGAGCGTAAAAGCTTCGAATAGCGTTGCTCGGAACGCCGAATTCGTGCCCAATGCTCATTGACGCCGCCTTTAGCGTCAATGACTGGTTTCGCATCGGAAGTCTTAAGAAAAGTAGGCCGCAAAGGAAAATTCAGCATTTCGCTTACTTGTAATTTCGCAGATTGTTAAAGACAATCTTCTTTGCAGCGACTAGCGTATAAAAGCGTTGGCTAAATAAAACAAGAAAATCTTTACTCGATAATATTTTTTAGCCAACGCTTCGCACGCTGTGTGACATTTTCGTCACAGCGTGCGGGTTGAAGAAGCTTTCCAGTCGGCCGATGAAGGCAAAACCTGGAAAGCTCCAAACTCAGTAAACCATGGTTAGCCTAAGCTTGTCAAGAATTTTATTCCTCCGCGTCCGAAAAAGTTGCCGCAAACGCTTCGATCAAACCAAGCCGCTCAAGCAACGCGTCAAAGTCATCGGGATCGTCCCGACCATCTTTTAAAATCTCGTCATGAAAACCCGCGTCTTGCTTTAGATCATTTTTATCTAAATAAAAAAGTTCCTCACCCGATTTTTCGCGCCTTTCTTTATCTACCCACATAATTATTAAACCTTCCCATAGCTTCTGGATCATTCAACGGTAAAGTGGCAAACCAATGCGTATTCATCAGAAGCTCCTTACCAATTACTTTTCCTTCAACTGCATCCGGTAAATCAGCAAGTGCCCATATCGCGCGGGGGTCTTCAGATCTAAGAATAACTTTTACCCGATCTTTAACAGCCTTAGGAATTCTAACCGTGGCCACACGCTCCAATTTTTCAAGCAATTGGCGTTTTAACGTTTGCCAACTATCAGAATTTGGCACAAAACCATATTTAGCCCATGCGTAGCTTCCAACGTCTATATTAGCATGTAGCGTAACTTTTTCAAGCCCTAATTGCTTATATGTTTCAATTTGACTAGCTAGCAGCTTTTTAGCAATTCCAGCGCCTTGCGCGTCTCGTGGCAGTTGTAAATATGAATGATCGACCGCTTTGGCCTGGAAATCAAACGCTCTATGCAAGCTGCCACCGCCTTCGAATTGCGCGTGCAAATCCATCCGTTTTCTGCTTGCTAAATAGCCTTCCGTCTGGCATCGCAAACCGTGCGTCATTACTCGCATAAAATTATCAGGCGCAACCTTAATATGATTGTTAAAAATAGCCAATAAAGCAGCACCCACGGGGCGGTTGGGAAGCGTTGGGATCGCAGAAGGATTTGTAATCTTCATGAACGGTTCAGAAAAAACTTTTTTAACATTCGCGCGAATCTTTTGCACCGCGGTTAGCTCTGACGATTTAACCGCGAGCTTAGGCGCTTCTGGCGTAGTTTCGAATAACTTAAGCGCTTGCTGGAGTTCTTCTTTCGTAAAGTAATAAATAGACTTTTTATTGCTTTCAAAACCGCGCGCCCGCAGCACACTAAGCGGCCGATTTCCGGCCGTCTTCTGCAAAAGTTCTTTAATAAGCTCTTTTTTCTTCGGCGCAGAAGCCCGCGCGAGCTGCGAGGCCACTTCCGGCGCAGTTTTCGGCGCAATCTTACCCCGCGCTAATGCAAGCGCCGCTTGCAGTTGTGATTTAGTTGCGGCTTTTGGCATTCTACGGCCCAAAGCACGAATTTGTTCATGCAACGAAGCCCGCGTTTCGCGCCCCCCCGATCTGTCACCCCCCGCACCACGCGTAAATTCTCCGTCCGGATTTCTCGGATGTAAATTTTCGTTCCAATCCTTGTCTTGCGCTGCACCACGACGAGCGCGAACCGGCTTCGTTAAATCCGCCCGCGCCATCCAATAATTAAAATCTTTTAGATTTATCGTTAGCGAATAGTCTTCCGCGTCCCGATCATAGGCGCGCCGATATACGTCAAGCGCTTCCTCAATCGAGCCAAAGCCCAACATTATTTTTAATTCTTCAAAATCGCCGTTTCTATCGTCGTGATTTAAAACAAACACATCTTGCGATGTTAGATCATCGCCAACGAAACAATCCAATTCGTCGCCGTCCGTCGCGAGCGCGTTGCAAATAAACCCGTATTGCGAAGGCCAATCCGGGCCGCCTTCCCAACGCTTTTCGCCCTTATTGCATTCAATAACAACCGGCAATCCAAATAGCTGCATTACCGGCGTTTCGTCGCGAATAACGCGCGCCATCCGTTTTAAAGACGCCAGCGCGCGGCTAATATTATCCGCCGATTTATTTTTCTCGCCCCCCGAAGGTTTAGCAAGCGATTTCGGCGCGGTTTTTCCGCCCGCTTTTTCAAGTTTAGATAATTTAGGCGTTAAATCTTCAAGCGCGGGTTGCGGCGGTTCGTTTTCAGCTTCTTTAATTTCTTTATCAGTAATATTCGTCCAGCGGCCTGTAAACCGGCCTAACTCGCGCAATTCTTTCAACGCAGTTGGCTTATCGATAAGCCCCGTTGCGAACGCCTCGAAAATCGCGCGCGAATCTTTATCAAATACTGCCGATTTTTCTTGATCGTCCAACTGATAAAGCGAACGGAAATTAAAACCGAATTCGGACTCGTCTAATTTAATTCCTTCCGATTTAGCCGTTAATACACAAATTTTAGTAATCGGTACGCGGTCATCGCGCTCTTGGTGCTGGTTTACGCCTTCGTAATATGTTCGCAACTCAGAATCGCCGTTCGAGCCTAACCCGCCTGGGGATTGCCCAAATAACCGAACTAGAGGCATTTGCAACGCGCCGGAAAGCTGCTGTCCAAGCTGCATTAACGCTTCGGATATTCCGCTAGAAATATTAGAATTATGCACAATGAACTCATCCGCCGTATCAATATAGGTGATGCCTTCATTCGATTGTCTGCGCCGCATATCTTCTGCAAAACGCATAAAGCCTTGAAGCAGCTTACCCCCGGCCGCCTGAATTTGCCGGTATTTATCTATTTTGATGACGCGAAGATGCATTTTATGTATATATTGTGCTACGCCTGACGTAGCCGAATCAAAGGCTACTAATCGATCGTAGAGCCTTTCTAAAACGCTTATTCCCCAGTATTGTTCTAGTATTTGCTGGTAAAAAGGAAGCTCAATACCAATCTGGCGTATCACGCGCGAGTAATGCACCTTTTTTCCGCGCAACAGCGGCGCATCGCCGTTAATGATATAGTATTTAGGCAGGCCGAGGTCGGGGCCGTAATCTGAAACAAGCCCATCCGCGTTAAGCGTAGGTTGACATTGCCAACGGTCAAAAACTGCTAAACCCTTGAATTGGCCTTTCCCGATTGTTTCGAGATTTAATGGCGTATCAAGTCGTTGGCCGTCAATAAGATAAACTGCAATAGCCCCGCCGTATAACCGGCCCCATTTCTTCAAATCAGTATATTTTTTCCACACACCAAGTCTTACAAGCGCGTTTTGCAACTTCGCAACGTCTTTTGGCGGTAGCGAGCTGTGGATTTCGATTCCACCCCGAACTGCGTCTTCTGCTGCAACGTCAATCGCTATCCCGCCAAGCCAAGAACCCCTATGTATCCATTCTAAGAGCACGCGATAGCGCGTTATAGGATTAAACCCGTAAGTAGAATTAGATAACGCGTTATCCGTACCTTGCCCGAGCTGCAAATTAAAGTTCATAAAATTATCCCGCGTTTTTTTATCTGCGGCGCGTTTCTCGCGGGCAAGCGCTCGTTCTGCGCGCTCTTGGCCTTCAATCGTCTTTTTATAAATTTTCACAGCCATAATATAAACCTTTACTTGTAAAAAGCTCTCGGAAAATTTGGGCAGGCAAACGGCCCAAAGTATTTTATAGCCGTTTTATCATATACAATCGCGGCCTTAGTCGGGCACCGAAACCGGCCAAGATTTAAATGCTCACCTTGAAAGGTCACTTGAACGGTAAAGAGCTTTCTACTTTTGTCCCAACACACACCTTTCCAGCCGGAGCTATTATTAGCCTGTTTACCTCGATTAGCGCCATTTTGACTAGTGGTAGCCAAGCGCAAATTTAACCAACGATTATCGTTTTTAGCCTGATTTTCATGCTCAACCTTTATATTAGGCCATTCGCCAGTCATATAAAACCACGCCAATACATGGCTATAAATTACTTTTCCACAAACTTTAATTTGCGCGTATCCCGCACGATTTAGCGTACCGGCTTTATCGCCTTTGTAAATTACAGCTTGCATCCGTTTAAGCCAAAACCAATCGCCCGTTTCTGGTTCGTATCGAAGCACGCTAACTAAATACTCGTGTGTCAGCTCCAGCGCAACCCGAGACCCCGGCACAAGCTTAATCCCGTTTTCCGAGGGGAAAGCGCTCTTTTTAAACAAATTCTTCAACTCAATCATATCAATTCACCGCGTTCGAAACGATTTTAGTATTGCCTTTAAACTTGTGCTTAAGCGCGTGTTCCACGTAGTCTTCTATCGTATCTTGCAGCGCCAAACAAACCAAATTAACCCAAAAATGATCCGGTAATCGCGCCCCGCAGCGCTCACAAGCGCAATCTTTAGCGCTATCTTCGCTCATTTGGTCAATTAGTACCTTCGTATCGCTATCTAAATGCAATTCCACCGTGATTATTGAAGCTGTAGGCCCATCGTTAAGCTTAATTTGAATTTTAGGCGCTTTAATCGGTTTAATCGCCATAACACCCGTCTTTATTCCGGAAGCTGAACTTTTGGGGGCCAATTTTTCGCGTCCCGCAACTCTACATAATCACAAATACGCTTATAGTGGTCTTTATCGAACGTACTATAATCAATAGTCAATTCGCTCCCCGAAGGGATATTTTTGAACGCAACGAAACCGTGATAACACGTTATACTGGGGTTCATTTTGGCACAATAGCCTAAATTGCAGTCGCGCTTGTGATTTATAAACCGGCCGTTGTCATTAAAGAGTAAAAAGCCGTGATTTACGCGGAAAGAACTGTTCAGCAAGAAATCTTGGGTTAATTGTGGGAAAATTTCGGAATTTAAGCTCATTCGGTCAAAATCAGGCTCGAAATACGAGACTAACGTACATTTTTCTATCGGCTTAGCCGCGAATAAGCCGATTCCATGAATTCTGGAAGGCGCGATGTACGTTTCAATGGTTAGCATTTATTCCGTTCTCCCCGAACCGTCGCCAAGTTTGGCCCAAACCTCTAACGAGCTATTCCCCGCAAACGTCAATATCAACGCGTCCGCGAAGTCCGGCGAGGCTAAACCCCGCTTTGCCATAGCGATTTTACGCTCCATTATCAGCTTTCCGCGCTCATTCGAGCCCCGCTTAGGCAACGATAACTCGCTCGCGAGCTGCATCGCTTCGGGGCCTTCTTCGTCGTCGGGCAATGAGATACAGTCTTCTACAATATGTTCTATTCCGCTAGGCTTGCCTTCAAGGAAAAGCACAAATTCGTATGTATTTTTGAAGCGCTCCCGCGCAATACCCCAAAGTTCGGCTTTTAAATTGCCAAATTTGTCTTTAGAAGTTTTTCCATCGTCCCAAGTCGTGTCTGAGGCTTCAATACCAGTATTAACGGGAACGGTTAGAATTTCGGTTTGTTCATTACGCATTAATACGTCTAAAACACCCCTACCAATTGCCACGCTATCAAAATAAAGCGCTTTAGACGTGCATAACGTCCCGCTCTCGTTAAGCAGGGTTGTTTTCGACGCAGTTTCAAGCATTCTATACGC